ACCGAGTGGGCTAGTGGTACGCATGAACAGATTAAGGATTACTTAAAGTCTTTCCCTTGGGAAGATTCCATGTGCGTGGCACACAATGCTATGTTCGATGGATTTATTCTTGGCGAACGCTTTGGTATCTATCCTAAAGTCTATGCCGATACTCTATGTATGGGTCGTGCGCTACATGGTGTGGAAGTTGGTGGCAGCCTTGGAGCATTAGCCGAAAGATACAAACTAGGAGTTAAGGGTGATGAGGTTATCGCCGCTTCCGGGAAGAACAGGGAAGACTTCAACGAGGAAGATCTTGGTAGGTATGGTGATTACTGCATTAACGATGTGGAACTTACATACAAGCTATTCAATGCGATGATTATCAAAGGCTTTCCAAAGTCTGAGATGAAGCTGATTGATTTAACTGTCAGAATGTTCTGTAAGCCGAAACTAGATTTAGACATAAACTTACTGGAGATGCACCTAGCTGACATCAAGGAAAAGAAAGAGAACCTATTAACACTTGCTGGTGTTACTGACAAGGGCGAGTTAGCTAGTAATCCGAAGTTCGCTATGTTATTAGAATCTTTTGGTGTACCTGTACCGATGAAGATTAGCCCAACCACAGGTAAGGAAACCTTTGCGCTGGCTAAGAATGATGAGGAGTTCAAGGCTTTAGCTGAGTACCCCGACATTCGGGTACAAGCGTTAGTTGCGGCTCGTCTTGGTACTAAGTCAACCTTAGAGGAAACTCGTACTGAACGATTCATAGGGATTGCCAAGCGTGGAATGATGCCAGTGCCCCTTAAATACTATGCGGCTCACACAGGAAGATGGGGTGGTAGCGACTCCCTAAACTTACAGAACCTACCGAGTCGTGGCACAAATGGTGGGAAGTTAAAGAAAGCAATCATAGCCCCCGAGGGGTACAAGATTATTGATACCGATTCTGCTCAAATTGAAGCACGAGTATTAGCATGGCTATCAGGACAGAACGATTTAGTGGAGGCGTTTAAGAATGGTAAGGATGTATACAAGATCATGGCATCAGCTATCTACTCTAAGAGCGAAGCAGAAGTTTCAAAGGAAGAACGATTTGTGGGTAAGACGACTATCCTTGGGGCTGGCTACGGCATGGGCGCACCGAAATTTAGGACACAGCTTAAAACATTCGGGGCTGAAATTAGTGAAGACGAAGCACGGCATATCATTCAAGTCTATCGGGAAACTTATCCGAGTATCGTAGCTCTATGGAGAGAAGCACAGTTATCTCTCGAAGCGTTAAGCAAAGGCATGACAACATCTTTGGGTAAAAAGGGTGTGTTAAGTTTGGACCCAAAAGAAAGAGGTATTAGATTACCTAGTGGATTGCTAATGCGGTATGACCAGCTAGTAGCGGTGCGTGATGAGAAAGGTATGCAGTATCAATACAAGACTCGCTACGGATGGAATAAGATTTATGGCGGTAAAGTTATTGAGAACGCTTGCCAAGCGATTGCTCGTTGTATTATTGGTGAGCAGATGATTCGTATAGCCAAGCGTTACGATGTTGTATTGACTGTGCATGATGCGATTGCCTGTGTAGTTAAAGAAGATGAAGTGCTTGAAGCACAAACATACATTGAAGAATGTATGAAATGGATTCCTGATTGGGCTGATGGATTGCCCGTTAGTTGTGAGTCAGGTTACGGACAAAGTTACGGAGATTGTTAATGCACGAAATATATGACGGCTTTACTCCAAGAGAACTTAAAGCTATTGCTTTACGAGAAGCTGGTATGACCTATCGAGAGATGGGGTGTCTCATGGGATATACAGGTGCTATGGCTGGTAAGATTTATCAACGTGCGTGTCGTAAACGAGAAAAATGGATTGCGGTTAATGCACAACGAGATGGGTTATTCTTTCAATTATTACCAATAATTAACGATATAAAAGAACTTAAAGGATAGACAATGGACTATGCAGATTTTTTACTCAGGGCAAGAAAAAACTTACGGGAGTTTGAGAACAGCATGAACAACCGACATTTTCATGAAGCCCACGAATATATGATGAACGCATTTGTAGATGTAAGGTTACTGACACATATCTCAGGAGAACTAAGTGGCGATAATATCTAGAGCAGACTTACTAAAAGAACTTATGCCCGGACTCAATGCGTTGTTTGACCTTGAGTATTCCAAGTTTAGTGACGAGATTTTTTCCGATGAAGACTACACAGTGGAGGTGGATTTTGATGAAAATAAGAATAAGTGCAATACAAATAAAACTAGCTGAAAGACTTGGAATAACAGCAGAAGAGTATGCAACTCAACTTGCTAACATGCCAAAAATTGAAAAGTTTGCTGGTGAAATTTTTATAGATGAACCATATATAACGGAGGTAGATTTTGATGAACAACCTAAATGAAAAATCATTAGAAGAAATATTGCGCCGCATGATAGACGAAGCCCCTAAAACAGGGGCTATTCCTAATACGATGTTTGGTAGTTATACTAATGACCCTCGTATGCCTGTATTTAAACCTCGTTATGAGATTGAAGTGGACTTTAAATGACTAAGCCTATCTCATGGTCGTATTCAAGCATTAAGTTGTATGACCAATGCCCTAAGAAGTATTACCATTTGCGTGTAGTCAAAGATGTTAAAGAGCCACCAACCGATGCGATTATGTACGGCAAACAGTTTCATGAAGCGGCTGAGTTATACATCAAGGATGGCACACCTATACCCCCACAATTTGCTTTTATTAAAGGATCTTTAGATAAACTAAACGCTATGAAAGGCGATAAACATACCGAGTTGGAGATGGGGCTGACCGAGAACTTAGAGCCGTGTGACTTCAAAGATCCTAATGTATGGTGGCGTGGGGTAGCTGACTTGGCTATTATTGATGGTACTAAGGGTAAATGCCTAGACTACAAAACAGGAAAGTCAGCTAAGTATGCGGATACTGACCAGCTAGAGCTTATGGCACTTGCTATGTTTAAGTTCTTCCCCGAGTTAACCGAGGTACAGGGTGCGTTGTTCTTTGTTATTAGCAAGAACTTCATAAAGGACTCGTACAAGGTGGAAGATCAGGATAAAATGTGGGCTAAGTGGTTCGCAGAATATAATAGGATGAAGTCTTCTTACGAGAATGGCATATGGAATCCTCGACCAAGCGGACTTTGCAAGAAATATTGCCCTGTGCTGGAATGTCCGCACAATGGAAGGAACTGATATGCCGTATGTAAACAAACCAAGACCTTATAAACTTGAGTACCAACAACAAAAAGCTAGGGGTGAACTAGAGCGTCGCATGGAGCGTCAAAGATTGCGCCGTGCCTATGATAAAACCCATGCGGATAAGAACAAAGATGGTACTGCCGATTCTAGAGAAGGTAAGGATTTAGCCCATAAGAAAGCCCTTGACAAGGGGGGTAGTAACAAAGACGGATTTAGCGTACAGAGTGTGGCTAAGAACCGTAGCTTTAAGCGTGATTCAAAGAGTAACTTAGTATCAGAAGTTAGTAAAAAAGAAAGAAAAAAGTCTAAATAAGACTTACCTTTTTGCAATAGTTGTATTAGAATAAAATTTACAAACGGTGAAGTGGGAGACCACTTTCACCTGATAACGCTTCGTTGGAGAATGGATGCGACCAATATACGAGACTGCCAAAGATCGGCAGAGAGAAGATGAAGTACGGCAATACCTTATTGAAACATATAAGTGTGATTACAAAAAGACCGCAGTGCTTTCGGGTGTAGACGGCTACCTATACTATCCTGATGACCGAGTTGCCGCAGTTGTCGAGATCAAGTGCCGTAACAATGCACACGATAAATATCCAACATACATGATTAGTGCTAACAAGTGGCGTAATGCTAATGTACTAGCCAAAGACGACGGTGTGCCATTCCTATTAGTAGTTAAGTTTACCGATGGCATCTATGCAATCAAAGGGGGTAAAGAACATCCAGTAGCAATGGGTGGGAGATATGACCGAGGTGATGCACAAGATGTAGAAGAATGTATGTACATTCCATTAAAACATTTTAAAAAAATATAATGGAAATTTTAAACAACAAAATTATATCCCTTACATTGCGTAACCCAAACAAGGTTACGACAGTTATTCCAAAGAGTAAACAAGTAGGTGCTAATCAAGTGCTAGTTAATTGGGGGTTAGATGAAGCACGGATTCTTAAGAACCTTCATATAAAAAACATCCCATCACCTATCATGGGACACTACAACTGGCCCGGACTTCACAAACCATTTGAACATCAAAAGACAACTTCTTCTTTCTTAACCTTGCATCCACGGGCTTTCTGCCTTAATGAACAGGGAACTGGTAAAACTGGGTCGGTCATTTGGGCAGCAGACTATCTAATGAAACTTGGTCGAATCAAACGTGTATTGGTAATATGCCCATTATCTATTATGGATTCAGCTTGGAGAGCAGACCTATTTAAGTTTGCCATGCACCGCCATGTGGATATTGCCTATGGTAGTAGAGAGAAGCGTACAAGAATTATCAACAGCGATGCCGAGTTTGTCATCATCAACTATGATGGTGTTGAGATAGTACAAGACGTAATTGCACAGGGCGGCTTTGACTTAATAGTTATTGACGAAGCTAACGCATACAAAAATGCCCAGACGACTCGTTGGAAGACACTTCATAAGTTATTGACTCCTGATACATGGCTATGGATGATGACCGGTACTCCAGCCGCACAGTCCCCAACAGATGCTTATGGGTTAGCGAAACTAGTCAACCCATTAGGTGTACCTAAATTTTTTGGTTCATTTAAAGATATGGTGATGTGTAAAGTATCTCAGTTTAGATGGGTTAACCGACCAAATGCAGACAAAATAGTATTTGAGGCACTACAACCAGCAATACGATTCACAAAAGAAGAGTGCCTTGATTTGCCGGAAATGACCTATGTAGTACGAGATGTAGAACTTACCCCCCAACAGAAGAAATACTACGACCTACTAAGAAAGCAGCTAGTAGTTCAGACTGCAGGGGAGCAGATTACATCAGTAAATGCTGCAGTTGGCTTAAGCAAACTCCTACAAATATCTTGTGGTGCTGTGTATTCAGACTCAGGGGAAACCCTAGAGTTCGACATTAAGAACCGATATAAAGTCTTGCGTGAAGTCATCGACGAGACTAAACAAAAGGTACTGATATTTGTACCATTTAAGAACACAATTAAAATATTGTCGGAACGACTAAATGCCGAGGGGTTTACAACAGACATTATCAACGGTGATGTACCTGTAAATAAACGCACAGATATATTCAAACGATTTCAAGAAACACCTAACCCTCGCATATTGATTATTCAGCCACAAGCGGCGGCACATGGAGTAACACTTACTGCGGCTGATACCGTTGTATGGTGGGGGCCGACCCCGAGTTTAGAAACATACGCACAAGCAAATGCCCGAGTTCACCGTGCTGGTCAGCGTCATCCAGTAACGATTGTGAAATTACAGGGTAGCAATGCGGAGAAACACCTATATAAGATGCTTGACAATCGTATTGAAGACCATGTAAAGTTAGTTGAACTTTACAAGAATTTACTTGACTAAGATAGAGTTTGATAGTACGATGTAGTAGTTTTAAGGAGAATGGAATGGAACAAAAAATAGAATCACCACTGGAAAAGTGGACTCGAATCTACATCAAGATGAGAGAAAAGAAGGCTGAACTTAGCCATGAACTTGAAGAAAAGGTCGCCAAAGTTGAGCGAGATATGCACGTTATTAAGACGGCTATTCTCGACCATATGAAGGAGATTGGAGCAGAGAGTTTAAGAACTGAAGCTGGTCTTGTATACCGAACCGTTAAGACTAAGTATGCGACATCAGATTGGGAATCCATGAACAAGTTCATTCTTGAACATGGTGTGCCTGAGTTGTTAGTGAAGTCCATTAACCAAGCTAACATGAAGGCATTTTTGGAGGAGCATCCGGATTTATTACCGCCCGGGCTAAATGCTAATGCTGAATATTCGGTAACAATAAAAAGGAGTAAGTAATGGTAGATAAGGCGTTTGTCCCGATAGAAGATGTGGCTAAGCATTTTGCCGTGTCTGTATCGACAGTCCGTTCTTGGATTCGACAAGACTTAATCCCTGCACTAAAACTTGGCGGTGTATATCGTTTCAAGATTAGTGAAGTGGAAGAAGCCTTGCGAAAACTAAGTGGCGGACAATTAGTAAAAGAAGAAGCTGACGGAAGTTTGACGGTGCAAGCCGACCCAAACGACTCACAGATGGTATTAAATTTTAACCCTGACGAAGATATTTAAGGAGAATGACAATGAGTGAAATGACTCTATTTAAAGGTGGTTTACCTGCCTATTTACAAGGTACTGATGATGCAACTAATTCCCTAGCTGGTACAGGCGAAGGTGGTTTAGGTTCACGTCGTATCTCAATCAAAGGCGGTGTATTCCGTGAGTTCATTGGTGGAAAAGAGTTCCGTGTATCAGAGGAACGTTCCATGAACGTAGTGATTATTAAAGCCGCATCAAAGGTTTCCCGTATTTACTATGCTGGAAGTTATACCGAAGGTGAGGCAGTATCCCCAACTTGCTGGTCATCCGACAGCCAACGCCCCGATGAAAAGGCTAAAGATAAGCAGTCAGCCACCTGCCTAACTTGTCCACAAAACATCAAGGGGTCTGGTCAAGGTGATAGCCGTGCTTGCCGTTATCAACAGCGTTTAGCAGTAGTTATTGATGGCGAAGTCGACAAAGGTGAAGTGTATCAACTCGTATTGCCACCTACTTCGGTATTTGGTGATGGTGAGAAAGGTAAACTACCCTTACAAGCATATGCTCGTCATCTGAAAAATCACGGTACTCCTATCACTGGGGTTGTTACCGAGATGCGGTTTGACACAGCAAGTCCTACACCTAAGTTAGTGTTTAAGCCTGTGCGCCCTGTAACAGAAGAGGAGTTCTTAAAGGTACAAGAACTGAAAGATTCTGATGAGGCAATCAAAGCGGTTACACTAACAGTCGCTCAAACTGATGGCGTTAAGGATAAACCAAAGCCAGCATTGGCTAAGCCAGTAGCGGTTGAGGTAGAAGCTGAAGTAGAAGAACCAAAAAAAGCCGCACCCAAGAAACCTGCAGTAGCAAATGAACCTAGCTTGGATAGCTTGGTTGGTGAATGGGATGATGCTTAACTAGTTGTACGGGGTCTCGACGAGCTAAAGAGTGGATTAAACGCCCACTCGCCCCACCTAACATTGGGTGGCTATGAATAACTTAGAATTTTTACAGCAAGTCCTTGGCGACGAAGGATACTACTGCATAGTTGGATTAAAGAAAGACTCGGACAAACC